AGTACGTCGTTAAGACGTTTACATTATTCCCTACGACGTTTGAGTACGTCGTTAAGACGTTTACATTATTCCCTACGACGTTTGAGTACGTCGTTAAGACGTTTACATTAGTCCCTACGACGTTTGAGTACGACGTGATTCCAGTGATCGTCGACGCCGAGATCGTGTTCGAACCCAAAATGCGTCCATAAATACCATCGGGACATCCGACTTTGTATGGAGTGTCCGACCCGGTCGCTGTCGTCCATCCAGAACATATTATCACATTGGCTTTTAATGTACCGCGCCCCGAAGCACCCGCGGTTTGATTCTTTTTAGATATTTCGAGGTCGGATATAATAGCTTTACCCTCGGCAAAACCGGATGTATCCAGATTTATATTCGTTACCGCGTTTTCCGTGAGATTAAAATCCGTTAACAGACTCCCGTTTCCTCTATAAAACGTAGAACAATTTATATCACCATTAACATCGAGTCTATATTGTGGTTTCGTTTGATTAATACCCACGTTTCGTATATCAGACGTTGCGAGCGCGCGGGTTTGGCTTCGTACGACGATTGCATTTTCGGAGATGATAACATCACGTTTATCCGCGTCGTTAGCGTTACTTGCATCCCACATTGTACCACCCCCACCCGGAGTATAATAGTTGCCACTTGTATCGTAATATTTGGGGAGGCATATTTCAATTCCATTCCAAGGACCATACGTCGTACGAGTTATCGCATCATTCGTATCGTCAGTAATACCGTTTCCGTCCCAATACGAATTTAAACCACGGTTAATGTCATCCCATCCGATGGCGCCACTACTCATCTGTAAAACCTCGCCATTTGAACCCTTAACCAATCGTTTAAATGCAGTGCTTCCGGTAGCTACGAGTATATCTTCTGCCGTGAGTGTACCCCCGGATGGGGTGCCTATTCCACCATGATCGACGGGGAGAACTCCCGTGTGTGCACTATCCGCAAAATCAAACGTCACCCATTCCGGTGCAGTCGCACCGCTATTCATGGCGAGAACCTGACTATCGGTTCCTTTAGCGAGTTTAGCGAGGGTCGTCGTTCCACTCGAATATATCAAATCACCCGCTGTATACGTTGCGATTCCCGTTCCTCCACGGGCCACCGCGAGTGTTCCCGTGTGTGAGGCGGTACTCATATTTAGATGGGTGAGTGTCGATCCATTCGTCGTCCACGACGGCGCCGAACCCGTACTCTTAAGAAATGTCCCACTCGAACCTATATTAAGTTTAGCGAGGGTGGTAGACCCACTCGAATATATCAAATCACCCGTCGTATACGACGCGAGACCTGATCCACCATGATTTACCGGAAGAGTTCCCGTGTGTGCACTGTTTGCGAAATTAAATGTGCGCCATCTTGGTCTAAGCTCACTCGAACCTATATCAAACACTTCAAGGATTTGGCCTTCTGTTCCCACACCAAGCTTCTCTAACGAAGAATCCGCATTCAAAGAGTTACAATACAATATATCACCCAACGCATACGTACCTATATTTGTACCCCCACGATCACAATTTAATAAACCTTGCGTAATCGATTCTGCATTAATAGTCCCACTCACAGCACCCGTTGAATTAATAGAGGATACGTTTACCGTACCGGCTGTAAATGCACCACCTACTTCGAAAATTGCATTTGGGTCGTCTACACCTATACCGACGTAACCGCTTGAGTTTATAATGACACGCTGTGTAAACGAACCAGTTGCTTTATTATAGTGTCCTAATGTCATGGTTTGTCCGTCTTCAACGGCTACGTTTGCGGCTCGACCCTGTGCATCTTTCTCTATGACTACACACGTTTGTGCGTTTGTATCCGTACTCCGTGTAAAAGACATAACATTCGATCTCACACCGTTATTTATTAAACCGATCATAGATCCAGAAAAATCCGGACCAGATGTTCGTTTATAAAATCCATTCACAAATCCACCATACATACCAGTCCCAGAAACATCTTCGGTTCCACTCAGGATTATACCCGCGTGAGAAAGATCATTTGTACCCACCGCAGAAGCCGATCGGATTCGAATTAAATCCACTAGTTTATTTGTTTTATCTTGGATATCAAGAGCCTTACCGGCCGCATCTGCGCCTATGGCTATGTTGTTTGTTGTTGTTGCTCCGCTATCAGTAACGGCTTGGAGCGAAGTAGCGTCAGCTCCACCACCATATTTACGTGTGCTTCTTCCAGTAGAACAACCACCCATTATTATAATTAGTCGTGATTTATTTTCCAAATAAAATACCCGCCATTCCGTTTTCTATGCGTAAAATGTTATAATTTATGGCATATACGATACACTTTTTACTTTCCGTTCTGACGTTCCTAAGGATCAGATTTGCTTTGTTTATTTTACTAAAATTACAAGTACCCGTGGGTTCGTATTTAGATGCGTTTAGACAAAAGTGATACGCATAGTATTTGGTATTTTTAGGTGTATTTGTCTTTACACTAAAGTCGGAACACCCATGCGTCGAGCGTAAATAGTTCTGAACCGTGTGAAAATATTGTGGACTCATGTCTTCTATGACAGTGGTTCCATTCATCTGTATATCACACGTATCAAATGCTATACTTGGACCAAAAATAAGGGATTTTACTGGGTGTTTGAATTCGGATAAATCTATATCGACCAATCCCACCTGAATATCCTTTTCTATTTTTTGGGTTTGTGTTATGACGAAATCGAGTTTCTGAGACGTAAAACGTTTACGTTCTTGTCCGTCTAGGAAAATATAGTTCGCGTACGCTTTTATCTTTTTCACATCTTGTTTTTTAAACGAAACACGAACCTCTATTTGGTGATATTGGAGTGCAGCCAATGGAAAAAATAAATTTTTCATACAAAAAAAGTATCGGAGTGGGATACATTTGGAATTTACAGAATTCCTGGATGAAACTGAATCACACATGTACGTGGGCCAAATATCTGTTAAGAAATCTATGGGATGAGAATCAACGAAGTTCCCCCCGAGATAAAAATCGATCGTTGCGTCTTCGAATGCGCTATATAGATTTGTACCCTCGAACCATATACCATTCACTATATCACCAAATTTTGGTAAAACTACGGAACACGTGGTATTATCTATTTCACCCAAGTATTTCGGGATTTGTGCGAAATTGGTATGACGGTTATATTTTATACTAAATAGCGACATACCACCTTCGTTTGTCAAGTATACATCTTGTGCACCTTTCGCTGCGAGTTGTATGAGGGCTCCAGACATTTATGAATATCGATATTATAAAAATAAACATTTTCCTGCGGATGGTTCTATGACATCTTCGGGAAGAATACTACTCGGGAGTTTAAACCCACCCTTTTTATAAACACGTAAACGTTTCGTAAACATAGCGTGTAATATAGACCACTGATCACATATATCATAAATATGCGGATTGTTCTTTTTACCGTGTGTTTCTCTCATGATTCTACCGATGGACTGAACTATATCCGATTTGGGAGTTACTAAGATCACTGTATCTAAACTCGGGATATCTAAACCTTCATGCGCGAGACTAAACGTTGCGAACAAAATTCGTTTTTTACTAGATTCATTTAATTCAGATTCTTTCATACCTCCCATGTAGAGTCCCGAACTCTTGGGAAAACATGTATGTAAGAATTCACAATGAAATCTGCGATCACTGAGTACGAGGACCTGTCTCGTCGATTCTCCCGATACTATTTTTCTAATGAGACTGACGAGCATTCTATTCCTATCCCTATTTTCAACGATCTCCGTGATCATGGTCGTGAGCGATAATTTACCATTACGTAAACACGGTGGGGGATCTCTGTATCGATCACATGTATACTCTATAGGAAAAACTTCAACTTGTCGCTGATTTTCACGCTCCACCACAAAGAATGTAGGTCCCATGAACCAATGAAGAACTTTCGTGAGACCATCTTTTCTAAAAGGGGTCGCGGACAATCCATATATATGCTTCGGACACAGTTTAAAAAGAGACTGACTAAATACCTTCGCACAAATATGATGACATTCGTCGACAATGAGAGTACCGATGGTTTCAAAATCGTCAAATGAATATTCCTTGAGGGAGAGGGATTGGAGCATAGCGATTACGAAATCACAATCTGTTTCCTTTCTATCTTGTTGAACGACACCTATAGATGCACCCGGACAAAATTGCTGGATCCTCTCCTTCCACTGATTTGCGAGGAATTCTTTATGAACGACGATCATGGTCCTATACCCTAGAGAACACGCGATGGCGAGAGATACCGTTGTTTTACCATATCCACAGGGTAAAGATAAAACACCATGACCAGCTTCAAGTGCTTTTTTATGCGCTTCATTTTGATGAGTTTCGTCTCGTAGTTTTCCATTGAACTTTATATTCATTTTTTTAGGTTCAGGGCGTTTATCTTCCAGTGCTTTTCCTAGCTTTTGTTCACCATAATATCGAGGGACGCATATTCCATTTTTTCCCTTTTTAAACACTTTAAACGCGGGCGGTGGGAACCCAAACTCAGAATTTACTGTCGCACGAACAGTTAATTCTTTTTTAATAGTCGAGACATCACTTGTAAAATACCCCGTTCTCGTGAGACTCATTACACAATTAAAGAATAAAAACTTTATGTGAGTATACTATAGATAAAATGCCAAAGTTGAGTGTGAAAGAAAATGTTGAAAAGATGTCTGCTGATTTGGAAATGATGAGCAAAGAAGTGTTCCGATTAGAGGGGTCTCTCAGAGTATTTAGGTCATTACTCGAGGCGGGCGTCGAGGAGGTGGATATTCCAGAAAAGGATGAAGAAGGTGAAGAGACGAAGCCCATTACCATTCCAGAGGAAAATGCATTAGAAGAAGACGAATAATTTAGGTAAATATTTCTTTAATTTTCCACGAAAAACCACTATGATTAGCGCAATTCCAAACGCCGCTGAATTGTACATCAATTTCAACGTCGTCGCCTCGTATGAGTGATTGTACGGGTTTATCTCCATGTACCACGCACATAACACGCCTATATCTGAAAGGTACTTTTAGTTTTAGAATATTACCTTCGAGCGGATTATCTATATTATTTGTCGCGATGAGATGAGATTTACTATCATGTAGACCTTCGATATAATATTTTACTTTATCCATTAATTTAACGCGTATATACTTTTTATCATTAAAATCGTACATGGGTTCATATATTTCACACTTAATTTTCATTAAATAACACGTGCGTAAAAACTATAAGCCCGTGAAATATTATTATATGGTTATAGTAGGATGGTTGTTTTATGTTCTAACAATAAACTATTTCACAACCCAGTGAAACATGGGAGTAAACAGAAACGAAAAACGTGGAAGTTTGCTGCCGAATTTCTTTGGAGAAAAAGTAGAACAAATGATCAGGTAGAATTGGGTTCATGGACTAGAGATCAATTAGTAGAATTAGGTCCCACGTTCATAAAACTTGGTCAAATTGTATCTTCTAGAGTAGATCTATATCCAATAGAATTTACTCAACAATTGGAATCTTTACAAGATAACGTAAATCCTATAGACGAGGATACAATTTCACACATTAAATCGAAAAATGATATATTTTCCGAGTTCGAACTTACACCGTTTAAATCTGCAAGCATTGGTCAGGTTCATAAAGCAAAACTTTTAAATGGTAAAAATGTGATCGTTAAAATCAAACGTCCACAAATTTACAATATTATAAAAAATGATACAGATAATATTCGAGAAATTATACAATTTATGGAGATGATAGGGGTGAACACGGGGACGAATAAAGGCGAAATTTTCGATGAAACCGTACAATATTTATTGGGTGAAACAGATTATGAACAAGAATTAAAGAACGCATCGGTTTTTCGTAAAAATATGAAAGATGTGTCTTGGATCAAGGTTCCAAAGGTATATAATAAGTATTCAACCTTCGATATGATTGTTATGGAATACGTAGAATCTGAAAAGATAACAGATATCACTAATAAAAATGTAAATAAAAAAAAGGTATGCGAAGCTATAATAAGTTCATACGTGTTTCAAACACTCGAGAAGGGGTGTTTTCACGCCGATCCTCACCCCGGAAATCTTGGGTTTTCTAAGAATGGAAAGCTTGTTTTTTACGACTTTG